ACCTTTAAGTGCTTACAGAGTGGTCAAACTGTTACTTTCACGCATCAGCATGACATTGACTCTATGAAAGGTCATCAGGGCTACATTAGGATTGATGAAGGAACTACGGAAGAACCAGTAGTTGAAGTCAAAAAACCCAAAAAGTTGGGTAGACCTAAAAAGGTAGTTGAAAATGTCTGAAATTAACCCAAGAGAATTCGGGAAACTTGAAGCCCAAGTTGAGTCGCTTCAGGCAGAAGTCCATGCACTTCGCCAAGATATTAAAGCCCTTTTAGAAATGGCTAATCGGTCTAAAGGTGGTTTCTTTGTAGGTATGGCTATCGCTTCTGTTGTAGGCGGTATCATTTCATTTGTTGCAACCAAGGTGATTCGATGAAACAGACTAAACCCAAATCTTCCCCTAAAGGAATGCCATTGGCAATTATGATTGCTGTTGGCAAACCAAAGACCAAGCCTATGCCTATGCGCGGTGAGCGTACCGCCAAGAACATGATGGCAAAGAAAGCTAAGAAATGAAACAGGGCTTGTACGCTAACATCAATGCCAAACAAGAGCGAATCAAGGCTGGTTCTGGCGAAAAGATGCGTAAGGTTGGCTCTAAAGGCGCTCCTACTGCCGCAGACTTTAAAGATGCCGCTAAGACTGCAAAGAAACCTAAAAAGGTGAAGTGATGAAATCTTCTGTTTGGCAAACAAAAGCAGGAAAAAACCCGAAAGGGGGCTTGAATGCCAAAGGAAGAGCATCGTATAATGCAGAAACTGGTGGCAATCTAAAGGCTCCAGTAAAGTCGGGAGATAACCCTCGTAGGGCATCCTTTTTAGCACGAATGGGCAATATGCCTGGCGCTGAGATGAAAGATGGGAAGCCTACCCGACTCCTTCTATCTCTTAGAGCTTGGGGTGCATCGTCCAAGGAAGACGCTAAAGCAAAAGCCGCAGCGATCTCTAAGAGGAATAAGAAGTGAGACCAGTATCCGTTGCAGTCGAGCCTACAGCCGCTACACTGACCACTGTTTACACAGTGCCGACAGGATACTATGCTCTTTGGAATCTAATGTACCTGCACAACACAACAGGTTCCACTAAAACAATTACTTGCGAATGGTACGATGCAAGCGCATCTACATCTTGGGACATACTTACTGGTTACAGTATGGGTTCAAAGGACTATTTAAAGTTTGATGGTGGTGCTTACATTGTGATGGAAGAGGGCGATCAATTCCGAGTAACTACTGAGTCTGGAAGCACTTTCTCTGTCCTTGCAACATTTGAGCTTTATGGGGCACAACGAACATGACATACCTAGAACTTGTTAACGATGTGCTTATTCGTTTGCGTGAAAGCACCGTTACTACTGTTGGCGAAACAACTTATTCCGCTTTGATTGGCAAGTTTGTCAATGATGCCAAGCGTCAGATCGAGGATTCCTACACTTGGAATTGCCTCTCACAAACAGTCACTATTTCCACTACTGGTGGCACACATTCTTATTCTTTGACTGGTGTTGGTCAAAAGTTTCGTGTGATGGACGCTCTGAATACAACTAGCAACGTTGTTTTGGGTGATATTCCTTTCATTAGCATGAATCGCAAATTGAACTTTGTGACTCCTGTTCAAGGAATTCCATCTGAATACTGCTACAACGGAGTAGATTCTAGTGGCGACACAAAGATTGATTTGTACCCAATTCCTGATGGCACATACACAGTATTGTTTGATGTGATTGTTCCTCAAGCAGCATTGTCATCTGACTCCACAACTGTGAAGGTTTTGGACTACTTGGTGACACAGAGTGCCTATGCTCGTGCTTTGATTGAACGTGGTGAGGATGGCGGTACATCTAGTTCAGAGGCTTATGCTTTGTTCAGGGGTATGTTGTCTGATGCGATTGCAACAGAGAGTACTCGTTATCCTGAAGAATCAAACTTTGAGGCGGTCTAATGGCATCTGCATTACAAAGTTACAGTCTTTCAGCACCAGGCTTCTATGGCCTGAATACTGAAGACTCTCCTCTTGATTTAGGGGCTGGCTTTGCTTTGGTTGCCACTAACTGCATCTTGGATCAGTATGGTCGTATTGGTGCTAGAAAAGGTTGGTCAAAGGTCAACTCTTCTTCTGGAAACCTTGGTGCTAATGATGTTGGTGTCATCCATGAGTTGGTTCAAAACGATGGCACTTTGACTATTCTGTTTGCAGGAAACAATAAGATTTTCAAACTTGGTGCTGCTAATGCTGTTACTGAATTGACTTATGGCGGGGGTGGTACTGCTCCTACTATTTCTGCAAGCAATTGGCAATGTGCAAATCTTAATGGAATTGCATATTTCTTCCAGACTGGTCACGATGCTTTGATTTACGACCCTGCTGTAAGTAGTACTACTTATCGTAGAGTTTCTGAGAAATCAGGCTCTGTTGGTACTGTTCCACAAGCAAACATCTGTATTTCTGCTTTTGGTCGTCTGTGGGTAGCCAATACAGCCTCAGATAAGGTCACAGTAACTTTTTCTGATTTGATTGCTGGTCATGTATGGTCTGGTGGTACTTCAGGCTCTCTGGACGTTTCTCGTGTGTGGCCTAATGGTGCAGATGAAGTGATGGGCTTGGCTGCTCACAATGACTTCTTGTTCATCTTTGGTAAACGGCAGATTCTTGTTTATTCAGGAGCATCTACACCTGCGGCTATTGTTCTGAGCGACACAGTAGGCTCTATTGGTTGTATTGCAAGAGATACGATTCAGAGCATTGGTTCTGATGTTGTTTTCTTGTCAGACTCAGGTGTTCGTTCACTGATGAGGACTATTCAAGAGAAGTCTGCTCCTTTGCGTGACCTTTCTAAGAATGTTCGTTTCGATTTGAATTCATCATTGGCAGGCGAAACACTAGCGAATATCAAGTCTGTTTATTCAGAAAAAGAAGCCTTTTACCTGCTTGTTTTACCTGCATCTTTCCAAGTTTATTGCTTTGATACGAAGCAGTCTTTGCAAGATGGCTCTTCTCGTGTAACGAAGTGGGACTCAATTGCTCCTACTTGCTTGAAATCACTAAGAAATGGTGATTTGTACATTGGTAAGAATGGCTACATTGGTAAGTACGATACTTATCTTGATGACATTTCAACTTATCGGTTTGCGTATTACACAAACAATGCTGACTTAGGAAATCCTAACCAGATTTCTATTCTCAAGAATGTTACAGCCATCGTTATTGGTGGATCAAACCAATATTTGACGATCAATTGGGGTTTTGATTACTCAGGTGCTTATCGTGCAGAGAATATCTACATTCCTTCACAAACAAGTTATGAGTATGGCACTGCTGAGTACAACATTGCTGAGTACACAAGTGGTGTCCCAATTAAGACGCTAACAGCAAATGCTTCTGGCTTTGGAAAGATTGTCCAGACTGGGTATGAGACTACGATTAATGGAACATCGTTTTCTCTACAAAAGATTGAAATTCAAGCCAAAGATGGCAAAATGGGCTAAGAGGTAAACTATGTCAAATTACACCAAGACCACGAACTTTGCATCAAAAGACAACCTGTCGCCTGGCAATCCTCTAAAGATTGTCAAGGGTACTGAGATTGACACAGAGTTCAACAATATTGCTACTGCTGTTGCAACAAAGACAGATAACTCTGCTGCCGCAATTACTGGTGGTTCGATTACTGGTATCACAGACTTAGCGGTTGCTGATGGCGGTACAGGTGCTTCTACAGCTACTGCTGCTTTGAACAACCTCTTGCCTACTCAATCAGGTAATGCAAACAAGTACTTGCAAACTGACGGCACAAATGCTTCTTGGGATGCAGTAAGCCTTTCTACCTCCGACATCACAGGCACTCTTCCTGTAGCCAATGGTGGTACTGGTGTAACTACCTCTACTGGTACTGGCGCAGTTGTTCTGTCAAACAGTCCTACTTTGGTGACTCCCGCCTTGGGAACTCCCGCTTCTGGTACGGCAACTAACTTAACTGGTCTGCCGATCTCCACAGGTGTTTCAGGTCTTGGTACTGGTGTAGCAACATTCTTAGGTACTCCATCAAGTGCTAACCTAGCTTCTGCTGTAACAGATGAAACTGGTTCTGGTGCTTTGGTGTTTGCCAATAGCCCAACATTGGTTACCCCTACTTTGGGAACTCCAGCTTCTGCTACTTTGACCAATGCTACTGGTTTGCCAATTAGCACTGGTGTGAGTGGTTTGGGTACAGGTGTGGCTTCTTTCTTGGCTACTCCTAGTTCAGCAAACTTGGCTACTGCGGTATCTGATGAAACAGGTAGCGGTGCATTGGTCTTTGCTAACTCACCTACTTTGGTGACACCTGCTCTTGGTACACCTTCTAGTGGCACTTTAACGAATGCTACAGGGCTTCCAATCGCTACTGGTGTGTCAGGTCTAGGAACAGGCGTAGCAACGGCTCTAGCGGTCAATGTAGGCTCTGCTGGTGCGGCTGTAGTAAATGGTGGTGCTTTGGGTACACCTTCTAGCGGTACTGCTACTAACTTGACTGGATTGCCTTTGTCTACAGGTGTGACAGGAACTTTGCCTGTTGCCAATGGTGGTACAGGACAGACTTCTTATACAGATGGTCAATTGTTGATCGGTAACTCTACTGGTAACACTCTGACCAAAGCAACTCTGACAGCAGGTTCTGGAATTACTGTTACCAATAGCGCAGGTGGAATCACTATTGCGGCTTCTGGCGGCAGTGGGTCAGGCGATGTTGTTGGCCCATCTTCATCTACTGACAATGCGATTGTTCGTTTTGATGGCACTACGGGCAAGTTGGTTCAAAACAGCGCAGTAACTATTGCTGATGATGGAACGACTGTCATTTCAACAAGTAGCGCATCCGATGCTTTGCGTATTACTCAAACAGGCGCAGGTAATGCACTTGTTGTAGAAGATTCTGCTAATCCTGATTCAACGCCTTTTGTTGTTGATGCAAATGGCAGAGTTATTTCTGGAGGTTTAACTACTTCTGCAATAAACACAATCACTGGAAAAATTCAAGCGCAGTCAACATCTGTGTTTGATAACGGCTTTACATCTAGCATTTGGAGTGCTGATGACAACGGCGCAATTTCTGGGTTTGCAAAATCTCGCGGCGCTTCTGTTGGAACTCAAACAATTGTTAATCAAAACGATCAAATTGGCGTTTTACAATTCGCAGGTTCAGATGGAATTGCGTTTATTCGTGCGGCTTCAATCCAGGCCGTTGTAGATGGCACCCCCGGCACAAACGATATGCCCGGACGCTTGGTGTTCAGCACTACTGCTGATGGTGCATCAAGTCCTACTGAGCGGATGCGTATAAATAGTTCGGGGCAAGTGGGTATTGGCGGTACACCTTCGGCTGGCATCAATTTTGGCGTCTTTAAAAATGCTACTGGAAGCACAACAACGTATGGATCGCAAACGAGTTTGACAATCCAGTCAGATTCAACAGTCGCATATTGGGGTGTGTCTTCTGTTGCAAATACAGCGGCGGCGGCTTTTACTTTATCTGATCTATACCACTTTCGTGCTGTTCAAGGAACAATTGGCGCGGGTTCTGCTGTAACAAACCAATATGGTTACATCGCAACTGGAACTCTAACAGGCGCAACCAATAACTACGGCTTCTATGGTGCTATTGCATCAGGTACAGGACGTTATAACCTGTACATGGCAGGTACTGCTGCCAACTACTTTGGCGGTCAGATTCAGCTCAATCAGGATTACATTGAGAAGACAAATACAGCCAACACCAGCACTGCATACACCATTGCACTAACTAACGGAACAGTGCAAATACTAACGTTGACTGGTAATTGCACATTTACATTCCCAACTGCAACTGCTGGTCAATCGTTCATCATGTTGCTTAAACAAGATGGTACAGGTAGCCGTACTGTGACATGGCCTGCCGCTGTTAAGTGGCCTAGTGGAACTGCACCTACCATTACAAGTACCGCTTCTAAGCTAGATAAGTACATCTTTACGGCTGATGGCACAAACTGGTATGGATCAGATGCTGGCAAGAACTACACAGTTTAAGGATAGCTAATGTTTGCAAGTAATACATCGGCTGCTAATGGTGGAGCCAACTACATCGAGGACGTGTTTTCAACGTACCTCTACACAGGCAATGGAACATCACAGACCATTACTAACGGCATTGACCTTTCTACTAAAGGTGGACTTGTTTGGGCGAAATCTAGAACTACTGCATTTGATAATTTTCTTGCTGACACAGCTAGAGGTGCAGCAAACTATTTAAATACAAATAGAACTTTTGCTCAAACTAATAATAGCGCAGTTTTTAGTGGTTTTACTAGTAGTGGGTTTAGTATTGGATCATCTGCTGGAGTGAATACTTCTGCTGATTCTTTAGTTTCATGGACATTTCGTAAGCAACCAAAGTTTTTTGATGTTGTAACCTATACTGGAGATGGAACATCTGGTCGTACAGTTTCACATAATCTTGGTTCAGTTCCCGCTTGTATGTTTATTAAACAAACTAACAATGTGCGTGATTGGCAGGTTTATCACACAAGTTTAGGAAATACTGCATATTTATCATTAAACACTACTAGTGCATCATCAACAGGTGCAAATAGATGGAATAACACAGACCCAACATCAACTGTTTTTACACTTGGAAATAGTATTGCTGTAAATGAAACTGGTAGCACTTACGTCGCCTACCTATTCGCCCACAACGCAGGAGGCTTTGGTCTGACTGGTACAGACAATGTGATTTCGTGTGGGTCGTTTACTGGACAAGCAACAGTAGACCTTGGATGGGAGCCACAGTTTATTCTTTACAAAGTAACGAATGTGACTGGCGATTGGAAGATGGTCGACAACATGCGAGGATTTGTTGTTGACAATGGTTCTGGCACAGGTGATAAGGTTTTAAAGCCAAATCTGTCTAACGCTGAAGCTGGCGACTATGTAATTGATCCTACTTCAACGGGGTTTAAAGGGTACGAATCAGCAGGAAACACCTACATCTACATAGCCATTCGTAGAGGCCCGATGAAAGTGCCTACGAGTGGGACGAGTGTTTTTAGTCCTAATATAGGCGCAACAGATACCACTTCAGTGACAACAGGGTTTCCCGTAGATTTATTGATGGATCACAGCAGAGGTTTTAGCAGTTTAAATACAGCCGTATTAGACAGACTGCGTGGCACTTATGGTTCAATTTCTTCATCAACAGGTGCTGAAAGTGACTATGGTACGCCATCAAGATTTCAAAGCAACACATCTGTGCTTCCTGATCTTTTTGGCAATGATTTTGTAGCGTATTCATTCAGGCGTGCCCCCAGCTTCTTTGATGAGGTTTGCTATACAGGGACGGGAAGTGCAAGGACTGTGGCGCACAACTTAGGTGTTGCGCCAGAGTTGATCATTACAAAGAAACGATCAGCCACGGAATCTTGGTGGACATGGTGTACAAATGCGCCTAATTCAACAAACGGAAGTTACGCAAATGCCTTAAATGCAACATGGGCTTATGACAATCAAGGGACATCTATTTGGGGTTCTCCAGTTAGTCGTACAGCAACTGGATTTTCTGTTGGCTCAGTACAAGAAATTAACGGCTCTGGCGTTACCTATGTCGCCTACCTATTTGCAACCTGCGCTGGGGTCTCGAAGTGCACCGCGTTTACAGGTACAGGAACACTACAGACAATTAACTGTGGGTTCACTGCTGGTAGCCGCTTTGTCCTCATAAAAAGAACTGATGCCGCAGGGGATTGGTACGTCTGGGATAGTTCACGCGGCCTATCTTCATCTACCGATCCGTACCTTTTATTGAACTCAACAGCCGCAGAAGTAACTTCTACAAATTGGGTGGATACAACAGCAACAGGGTTTCAAGTTACAGCCGCTTCAGGTAATAATGTAAATATCTCAGGCGCATCCTACATAGCGCTTGCCATCGCTTAAAGGAAAAATCATGCAAATCAGAATTCGTGAGAGTGGACAAGTCATGTACGAAAGTGAATTTCGTGCATACACAAAAGACCGTGGAGGCCCATCATGGGAGACAACAACAACTGAAATCTTAGAGGCTTTGGGTGCTGATGTAGTCTTTGAAGGCGCACAAGCTACAGGTGGTACTGTTTACCAATACTCTCAAGCACAAGGTGTAGAGCAGATTGATGGTAAGTGGTACACAAAGTATGTGTTAGGCCCTACCTTTATCGATACTGTTGAGAATGGTGTAACTACCACAGCACTACAGCACGAAACTGCTTACAAAGCTTCTAAGGATGCTGAACAGGCTAAGAGTGTTCGAGCTACTCGTGATGCTAAGTTGGCTGAAACTGACTGGCGTTATCGTAGAGACTTAACAACTACCCAACAATGGGATGACTACTGCCAAGCATTGAGGGATGTACCTGATCAAGAAGGATTTCCTTGGACAATTACATGGCCTACACAACCTACGGAGTAAACATAGATGACTAAAGCAAGAACACTAGCAAACTTTGTAAGCGCAGGTAATCCATTGGCTGATGGAGCTATTGCAGCTTCTGAAGTGACGGGGTTGTCCACAGTTGCAACTAGTGGTGCTTATGCTGATTTATCAGGTACACCAACACTTCCTACATTTCCTTCTGGTACTGTTGTAGGTACTACAGATTCACAGCCTCTGACAAACAAGACCATTGAGGCTGGTACATTCACCAATGGTTACACAGAAGAAGTAGCTACAGCTAACACCTCTACAGCCTACACAATTGACTTAGCTAATGGTTCGGTGCAAATTTTAACTTTGACAGGAAATTGCACCTATACATTTCCTACTGTCGTTGCAGGAAAATCATTTACGCTTTTGCAATTCCAAGATGCAACAGGCTCAAGAACTGTGACATGGCCTGCGACTGTTAAATGGCCTGCGGGTACTGCGCCAACTTTGACAAGTACAGCAACTAAGATGGATAAATTTGTATTTACCGCTAATGGCTCATATTGGTATGGCTCAACAGCGGGTCAGAACTATTAAGGAATAACTAATGTTCAGTTCTAATACAACAACAGTTGGTGGAATTCCTGTAAGAGGGAAGATGGAACTTTTTTATGCAAGAAGTACATTAAGCCCAGCATCACCTTTTCGTGCGCCTCCAATAGCAGTTGATAAAGATGGTTCAATTTATATTGCACGAAATTCATTGGCAACAGGTTACACAGGATATTGTTCTTTTCTTAATAAAGTAAATCAACAATTTCAACCTCAATGGGGTTTTGGCATTAGAACTAATGTCAATACTGATATGAGCAATTGGCCTACACACATGAAGATTGCAAGTAGTGGCAATGTTTATGTTCTTGGCTTTGATGAATATGGTGGTAGCACTAGGAACTCTTTACATTTGTACAAGATAAATAGTTCTGGAACTATTCAATGGTCAAGAATGGTTACTGATAACCAACCGACATTACAAAACATGACGCCAAGTGGCATTGCTATTGATAGTTCAGAAAATATTTACATTGTTGGTTCAAGAGGAAATAAAGATGGTTGTTTTGTTTTTAAGTACGATAGTTCTGGAACATTGTCAGCAGTAAAACACTATCAATCTAGTGGCCCATTACAGGTATCAGATTTAGTTTTGGATGAAACTAATTCTTGCTTATATATTGTTGGTTATTGGAATGATGGAAACAATCCAGATCAAGGGACTGTTTTAAAAGTACCAACTACTTTAGGAACTCAAACATGGTCATACACTTATCACC